GACCACCGCCCTCCCCGGCCCGCAGACCGCCCCGCCGCTGGTGATGACGCTGACCAACATCAAGGCCGACGTCTTCCGCGTGCGCGCCACCGCCGGCTTCGGCGATCTCAACAATCGCCGCTTCCCGACCACGGAATACACCGGCGAGCGCTTCCCGGGGCTGGTGTCGTGATGCAGCACTGGGCCGCCAACTACATCGGCGACGAATGGCGCGCCGGCACGCATGATTGCTGGGGCTTCTTCCGCCGCGTGCAGCGCGAGCGCTTCGGCCGCGAGATCCCGCCCTTCGACGTGGATGCCTTCAACCGGCTCGCCTGCGCCCGCGCGGTGCGCGACAACCCCGAGCGCCTCAACTGGCAGCCGGTCACCGGCGCGCCGGAAGAGGGCGACGCCGTGCTGCTGGCGCACGCCCGGCACCCGAGCCATGTCGGCATCTGGGTCGGCGCCGACGGCGGCGGCGTGCTGCATTGCGTGGAGGGCGACGGCGTCGTCTTCCAAACCCGCAAGAGCCTCGCCGCCTGCGGCTGGGGCCGGCTGGAGTTCTACCGCCATGCGTAATTTCTCGGCCACCGTCGTCACCGTCCGCGACCCGTTCCACCCGCTGCGCAACCGCGAGGTGCGCCGGCTCGATTGCGCCGGGCCGATCCGCGCCCTCGCGCCGCAGACCGACCAGCCCTTCATCATCCTGCGCAATGGCGAAGCCGTGCTGCGCGCGGATTGGGACCAGCCCGTCGAAGCCGGCGACCTGCTCGCCGTGGTGCTGTTGCCGCAGGGGGGCGGCAAGGGCTCGAACCCGCTGAAGATCATTCTCTCGGTGGCGATGGCGGTCTTCGCGCCCGGCATCGGCGAGGCGATCAACCTGGCGCTGTTCGAGGCCGGCAGCGGGCTCGCCTTTGCCGCCAGCAGTTCTGTGCTAGGCGCCGCCGTCGGCATGGCCGGCTCGGCCCTCATCAACGCCCTGATCCCGCCGCCGAAGCCGCCCAGCCCCAACGGCGCCGGCAGCACCAACTACGCCTCGGCCTCGCCCACCTACAGCCTCGCCGCGCAGGGCAACATGGCGCGCATCGACGGCGCCATCCCGGAGCATTTCGGGCGCCTGCTCTGCTACCCGGATTTCGCCGCCGCACCCTATGTCGAGTACGCCGGCAACGAGCAGTATCTCTACCAGCTCATGTGCGTCGGCACGGGCGAATACGACATCGAGGCGATCCGCGTCGAAGACACCTCGATCGACAACTTCGAGGAAATCGAATACGAGGTCGTGCTGCCGTACAACGCGGTGAACCTCTTCCCGACGGCGGTGTCGACCTCGGTCGAAGTCAGCGGTCAGGAAGCGACGACAAGCACGACGCTCGGCCCCTTTACCGCCAACGCGGCCACCACCGTGGCCAACCGCATCGCGGTTGATGTCGTCTGCTCGCGCGGCCTCTACTACGCCAACGACAGCGGCGGCCTCGATGCCAAGTCGGTCAACTTCACCGCCGAGGCGCGCGAGATCGACGACGACGGCGTGGCCGTCGGTTCGTGGTTCACGCTCGGCACCGAGACCATCAGCGCCGCCACCACGACGCCGCAGCGCCGCAGCTACAGCTACGGCGTGCCCGATGGCCGCTACGAGGTGCGGCTCACGCGCAACGACTCGAAAGACACCAACAGCCGCGCCGGCCACGAGCTGGATTGGGCCGGCCTGCGCGCCTACCTCACCAGCAGCGACAACTTCGGCGACGTGACGCTGGTGGCCATGAAGATGCGCGCCACGAACAACCTCTCCAACCAGGCCGCGCGCAAGATCAACATGATCGCCACGCGCAAGCTGCCGGTGTGGGACGGCAGCGCCTGGTCGCCGGCCAACCAGACCACGCGCTCGCCGGCCTGGGCGATTGCCTACTGCGCCAAGCGCATCGGCCTGCCGGACAGCCGCATCGATCTCGCCGGCCTGCTCGCGCTCGATGCCGTCTGGTCGGCGCGCGGCGACAGCTTCGACGGCCGCTTCGACCAGGTGGGCACCTGGTGGGATTCGGTCAGCAAGATCGCGCAGGCCGGGCGCGCCAAACCCTTCATGCAGGGCTCGATCCTCTACGTGTGGCGCGATCAGGAAGTGGCGCTGCCGGTGGCGGCCTACGGCATGCGCAACATCGTGCGCGGCTCGTTCGCCATCGAGTTCGTAACGCCGACGCCGGACACCGCCGATGCCGTCGAGGTTTCCTACTTCGACAAGGACGCATGGCGCCCGCGCCGCGTCCCCGCCAAGCTGGCCGGCAGCACGGCCGCCAAGCCCGCCAAGGTCGACCTCTTCGGCTGCACCAGCCGGGCGCAGGCGTACCGCGAAGGGCTCTACATGGCGGCCAGCAACCGCTACCGGCGCACGGTGATCAAGTTCGAGACGGAGATGGAAGGCTTCATTCCCTCCTACGGCGACCTCATCGCCATCAGCCATGATCTGCCGCAATGGGGCCAGGGCGGTGAAATCGTGAGCTGGGACGCCGGCACGAAAACCGCCATCCTCAGCGAACCGCTGACGTGGAAGCCGGCCGAAACGCACTACATCGGCCTGCGCCGCCGCGACGGCTCGCTTTCCGGCCCCTACACCGCCACCATCGGCATCAGCGACCACCACGTCGTGCTCGCCACCGCGCCCGACTTCACGCCCTACACCGGGCAGGACGAGGAGCGCACGCACTACACCTTCGGCTGGGGCGAAACGTGGCGGCAGTTGGCCCGCGTCATCGCCATCCGCCCGCGCGGCCCCTTCCGCGTCGCCATTGAGGCGATCAACGAAGACCCCGGCGTCCATGCCGCCGACACCGGCGCGGTGACGCCGCCGGTGGTGAGTTCGCAGTTGCCCTCGCAATTCACCGCGCCCGTGGTCACCGGCCTCATCGCCCGCCCGATGCCGGACGACGTGAACAAGATGATCGTGAGCTGGCAGCCCGCCGCCGGCGCCGACCACTACCTCGTCGAGCAGGGGCCCGGCGACGGCACCTGGACGCGCATGGGCGAGCCTTCCGCCGCCAGCTTCACCGGCATGGCCTTCTATTCCAACGCCACCATGATCCGCGTCGCCGCCGTCGGCCTCACGCGCGGCCCGTGGGCCGAAACGGCCTACGCGCTCGGCGCCGGCTTCATGTGGAACGCAACCGACACCGTCGACATGTGGAACGCCGACGACTCAACCCTGATGTGGAGCGCCTGATATGGCCACCTTGCCCCCCAGTAGCGACTTTACCGGCGCCAGCGTAACGGAAGGCGGCTTCAAGTCCGCCATCACGACGCTGCGCAGCTACCTCAACGACCTCTTCGGCAGCGACAGCAGCAACAAGGCGCTCGCGCGCGAAACGCTGGCCGTGCCGATCTCCGGCACCACGGCGAAAACCGGCACCTACACCGCCGTCGCCGCCGACTGCGGGCAGGTGCTCAACTGCACCGGCACCTGGACGCTGACGCTGACCAGCGCCGTCACCCTCGGCGACGGCTGGAATGTGGCCGTGGCCAACACCGGCAGCGGCACCATCACGGTCAACACCTCGCTCTCGCAACTGATCGACGGCGCCACTTCCACCACCATCCTTGCCGGCCAGACCAAGCTGATCCACTGCACCGGGGCGCAGTTCGTGACGGTGGGCGGCGGCAGCGGGGCCGTCACCGGCCAGATCGCCGACTACATCGGCAGCACGGCACCAACCGGCTACGTGCTCGCCTCCGGCCGCACCATCGGCAGCGCGGCTTCCTCCGCCACCGAGCGCGCGAACGACGACTGCTATGCGCTGTTCGTGCTGCTGTGGAACAGCATGGCCAACAGCGAGGCCGCCGTCTCCGGCGGGCGCGGCGCCAACGCCGACAGCGACTGGTCCGCGAACAAGACCATCGCGCTGCCGGATCTGCGCGGCCGGGTCACCGCCGGCAAGGACAACATGGGCGGCACGACTGCCAGCCGCCTCACCAGCGCCGGCAGCGGCATCACCGGCACCACGCTCGGCGTGGCGGGCGGCACGGAGACGCATACGCTGACGGCGGGACAGAGCGGCCTGCCGAGTCACAGTCACAGCCTGACAGCGACATATATCAGCGCGGCATTTGCAGACAGGTCCGCCGGCGGCGGCTCAGACGTGTCTTATGCCGCGGGTACAAGCGGATCTGCCGGTGGAACGTCGGCCTCTTCGGCCCACCAGAACACGCAGCCGACCTTCGTCGTCAACAAGATCATCAAGCTCTGAGGTGCTGAACATGCGAATCACCATCGTCCCCGCCGACGGCTGCGTCATCAAGGATGGCGACGCGCTCGCCGGCCTGGCCCTGCCGGCTGCGCAGAACGTGCACGCCATCCAGTGGCACGGCGCCTACGGCATCATCGAGCACCTCACCGGCCCGGCGGTGCGCTTTACCGATCTCGACGTCGTGCAGCCGTATCTCGACGTATGGCAGGCGCGCCGCGACGAGCTCGACAACCCGCCGCCGCCGCCGGTGCCGACGCTGGCCGAGGCGAAGGAGTCCGCCGTGGCGGACGTCAATCGCCGTCGCGACAGCCTCGAGACGCAGGGCTTCATCCATCTGGGCAAGGTGTTCGACAGCGACGAGCGCAGCGTGCTGCGCATCACGCAGGCCGCGCTCACCGCGCAGGTGATCGGCGCCAGCTTCACGATCGACTGGACGGCGGCCGACAACAGCGTCGTTACACTCGACCAGGCGGCCATGCTCGGCATGCCGGCGGCGCTGGCCGTGCGTGCCAATGCCCTGCACCAGTACGCGGCCGGCCTCAAGGCGCAGATCGCCGCAGCGGCCGACGCCACGGCGCTCGCAGCGATCGACATCGTCACCGGGTGGCCGTCGCTATGAAGCAGATCCTGATCGCCCTCGACCAGCTGGCCAACACACTGATCGGCGGCTACGCCGACGAAACCATCAGCGCCCGCGCCCACCGCAGCGGCTGGCGGCGCACCGAGCGTGTCATCGACTGGATCTTCCGCGAGCCCGGCCACTGCCGCGACGCCTACACCAGCGAGCTGCTGCGGGCGCACTTTCCGAAATCGTACCGGGGGAAGCAGAATGCCTGAACCGACCTCCTCGACCGTCGGCATCGGCCTCACGGCTGGCGGGCTCACCCTCTTCGGCATCGCCACGGGGCTGCACCCGATGCGGCTGCTCGCCGGCCTCGCTGGCGGCTGGTGGGCCTTGAGCTACCAGACCGCGCCGATGCCGCTGGTCCGCCGCATCACCGCGCTCGGCGTCTCTTCGCTGGCCGCCGCCTGGATCACCCCGCCCGCCGTG